GCGTTTGCAGATAAAATAAGAGGACTTAAAACAAAGGGATTATCTTCATAATTTATTTGCATTTTAATTATCCAGACATTAAAAAATAACAATCGTTGTTGAATCGTTATTGTTTTTCCATAACTTATATTCAAGTGTTATCGATATATTAACAACTTCATTATTTTGTGCATATCCATACTGAACTTCTCCAATAGCAACAGGCCAAGCAGCATAAAGACAGACACCATAAGTTTTTTCATTTTTCCTATTTATCTGCCAAATCTTAACATCACTTGTATATTCAGTAAAGAAGTTTAAAGAATTATCGTTAATGTTGACAACTGATGTTTGCCAAACATCAAAATAGTGACGTTGCTTTAAATCTGCTCCAGCATAAAACGAGAATGTTACTGGCTCATATTGCTGGCTAAATGGCACTCTAAATGGCGCACAGTGCTGTGAATGAGGATATGTTTGAAGAGTTCTTGCTGGCATCGTACAATTATGACAAGCAATTTGTACTTGTCCATCGCCATTCATTAAAACATTATTAGCAGTGATAGAATTAGATGTACTTTCAGAGTTAAGCCAAGATCCTTGTTCGCCAATTCCAGGTGGTAAAGACATCTCAACAAGATATCTATTTGATCTTGCAAATCCTGTTGGAAACTTGCCCATAAAGTTAGTAATATTCCCGCTGATATCAGCCATTATTTTTTTCCTCTTTGCCATTGAGCCAAAGGTAGTTTAGCAATATTTTCCCACTCCTCTAAATTGATTTTTACAAGGCGAGATTTAATATGTGTCTTTAAATACCTATGAATACAAGGTTCAAATATACTTGTTTTAATAGAAGTCTGTAGTGCTTGGTATGAAATATTAGCATACTCTCTTTTTGATTTTTTTGTTTTTATTCTCAAAAGATATTGAAGAAGTCTTGTTCTATCATCACCGGAAGCATAATGAAGATTGAGTCCTATAAATCCATCGTCAAGTATATTAAATGGAATAACCAGAGGAAGTTTATCCCAGTAAGGTAGTTTGTCTTTGGTTTTTGCATCATATGAAAAAAAAAACATCCTCCTATAAATGGATCTGATACTGGATTAAAAGCATTGTAGTTAATATCTTTAGTAGCCTTTCTTAGTTCATTAAAGAACCACTCAAGTCCGCTTTTTTTGATGGACATTTCTTGTATCAATTTTCTTTGTAATCATCGTTTTGCCTCTTCGTTAGTCCCTTATTCCAATTTATTGGAATATGCTCTACTTCATAGAATCTTTTGTTTTGTATTCCGTCAGTAATCCAAAATCAACCTCTTTCCATAATTTGTTTTTTACGGTTTTCTTTTATCTTGTTTATTTGCTCTTGAGTTCTTTTTTGCCTTTACCACAGTATTTTGCTGGTCTTCCTTTTTTCCAGCCTTCTGGTATAACAGAATTTTTCAAAATTCTTTTGTTTTGTATTCCGTCGGTAATCCAGATTAAATTTGATAGATGCTGTGAAATTACAGACTTTCTTTCTTCAGTAAAAGATGCTTTCATTTTCTTCTTGGTTTCTTCGCTTTTAGGTTTTCGCATGTTTTCAATTTGTTGTTTAGTGTGTTTCATATTGATTGTTGTTGATTTAGGTTTTCTTAATTTTTTTCTATGTTCTTCTGATTTAGGTTTTCTTAATTTTTCTAATGTTTTTAAAGAATGGGTTTTTCCATAAAACCCATTATTTATTCCAATCATAGGAGGTATGGCCTTACCAGATCCTTTATTTAACCATTTATCATCATGAATAACCTTTAATCGGCGTAAAACCTTATGTTCCCACTCTCTTGCTTGTAATGAATCATTAAAAGTTTGACGAACTTGGATTATATCAGGCTCTCCGTGGTTTTCACGAAACTTTTTAACGTGTTTCGAAGAAGTAAAATAAGAAGTCCATAAATTATCTGGATGACAATTACGAGCAAATCTAACTCCGATAATACCATTTATCTAATGTTTTCCAACCGGATAAGATAAGTGAAAGGTGTATAAGTATTTTTAGTCATTTTAATCTCCTTTACAGATTATTGTGATTGGAGATTTAACTTATTAGCAGTAGGTTAAATCTCTTTTATTTTACCTCTTTATTCCTAACTGAAATTCATCCATTATCATAAAGTTAAATCCATTTTTTTGAGCAAACTCAGTAGCAGCCTTCCATTTGTCTTGATTGACTATCCAGGTTTTCATTGCTTCTATATATACCTCTTTATTCTTTCCTTTTTTTGGTGGTTTTGTTTGTGCATTTGGTTTAACTTCGATGATATACTTTTTTTCAGACCCATCAGACTGCTTAATAATAGCCCAGAAATCAGGGAAATACCTTCTTACTCTCATATCTACTCTTGAGTAATAAGGTATTGCTTTGATTTCTGATCCCCACTTTAATACCGAAGGATGTGTATCAAACCAAAAAGCCAAATGAGACTCCCAGGAACTTCTCATAGTAATTTCATTTAAGTTTCCAACATATTTACTTGGATTTATTGGCTTGTATCTAATTGGATCTGGATATTTTTTCATTATTATAATTGTCTAATTTGATATTATACTTTTAACTTCTTCTATATCATAATCTAATACTATTCCTGTAGGAGAATAGGTTGTATTATTTTTAAAAAAGCCTTGAAGTCCTTGTTTCTCGATAAGTTGTTTATTACCTTCTATAAGAAATTCTATTTCTTTTAAGGTTTTTCCTTCAAATTCTTTTTTAGTGACATCGTTAAAATTAATATTATCTTGATTCATTTATATTTCCCTTATTTCATTTTTTCATTTAGACGCTTTTTAATAAGTTCTAAATTAACTGTGATTGTTGTTTGAGTATAAATTTGACAGATATGCGATACAATATAAGTTCCTTTAAAATACTTGTCATAAATTTCTCCTTCATCGGTATCTTGATGGCTTGGTAATTCAACCTCACAGTTTTGTCCAAGCATATCCCATATCTTAGCACCACCAGGTATCTGTATTTGTAATTTATTCTGCTCTAGTTTCATCAAATTGCTTTTTCTTGAAACATGCCATTTAGTTACTTGGTCATCTATTGTCTGATTTGAGTGCAATCCTGGGTGTTTAGGTAGAAAAGAAATATTAGCATTTTCCGCTTGGTCAAAAATCTCCCAAGGTTTCTTTTCTTTATCTTCTTCTATATCGTCACCAAAACTGAATGTTTTACTTTCCCATTTTTTATTGATAACATCATAAGATAGTAGTTTAGTTTTATAGTAACCAGTCCCTAAATTACCCATACCATCATAATCAAAAGTAAAGTATTTATTAATCATTAATCCATAATCATCTTCAAAATCACCAGCATCATTTCTAAAACTTGTAGGCTTCTGCTTAAAAGTAATTCCGCTCTTTTCATTTTTATAAATTTCTTCTATACTTCTAAACCAGTATTTATCAAAGTCTTTCATAAAAAATATATAGTCACTTCTATTTTCTTTTAAAGCAAGTTTTGCACACCACCAAGCAGCAACAAATGGGGTCCAATTTGGAACAATAACGTGGTAAGTAATATCACTTTCATCCTGTTTTTCTAATTGTCCATTTAAAAATTCTGAGCATATATTAGATACAGTTGTTTCTGGTTTCTGATTTGAATATGTCTTTGATATTCTATTAGTCTGATTGGTTAAAAACCCCTTTGAAGCACAGAAAAGAAGATACTGATAGTGCATCTGTCCTTTCATAATTTTATCACCAAGTTTATAAATTATAAATTCA